CTTTCCACGCTGGAGCGGCGGCTGTCCCTGCAGAAGGACGCCGTCACGCAGTACGAGCGCGCGCTCACCGCTGCCAACGGCAAGCTGCAGGAGTGCTTCACTCGCCAGACGGATTACGCCCAACGCCTGACCGAAGCCAAGACCGCGCAGGAAGCGCTCAAGGAACAGGTGGCTGCCGCCGCGCAGCAGGTACGCGACTTTTCCTCCACGCTGGGCGAGAACGACTCGGCGACCATAGCCGCCAGGGCCAATCTGGACGCGCTCAAGACCGAGTACCGCGCTTCGGTGGAGGATGTCAAGAAGCTCGCCGGGCAGAATACGGCCCTGCAAAAGAGCGCGCAGAACGCCGCCGACGCGGTGAGCACCGCCAGCACCAACCTCAATAAAGCCCGCGCTGCCGTCAAGACCACGCAGGCGGAGATCGACAGGTGCAATCAGGCGCTGCGGCTGGCGCAGACGAATTGGGACGCGGCGGGCAAGGCCATCGAGGACAGCCGCGCGGCCATCACCACCTTTGGCAAGCAGATCTTACTGGCTGAGAGCCGCTTCAAGCTGGCTGCCGTGGGGATCAAGGAGCTGGATACCAGCGTTACGGGGCTTACAGCCAAGCAGACGATGCTTACCCAAAAGCTCGATTTGCAGCGCCAGAGCCTGACACAGTATGAAGCGGCGCTGCAGGGCGCAAAGGATCGGCTCATCGCCGCCCAACAGGCCAACGATCCGGAGAAGATCCGTCAGGCAAGCGACGCGGTCATCGATGCCGAGACCGCTCTGAACCGCGCCAAAGCCGCTGTGGCTTCCACGAGATCGGAAATTGAGCAGACCAACAAGCAGCTCGCCACCGTGAAATCCGCATGGACATCGGCGGGTAAGGAACTGGAAGCGTTCGGCAAGAAGTGCGAAACGGTCTCCAAGACGCTGACGGCAGCGGGCCGCACATTGTCCACCGTCATGACCGCGCCCATCCTCTCGCTGGGCGCGGCGGCGATCAAGGCGTCGGTATCCTACGAGAGCGCATTTACCTCCGTCAGGAAAACCGTGGACGCGACGGAAGAACAGTACGCCTCCCTCTCCAGCGAGATCAAGCAGATGTCCACGGAGATCGCCACTTCGGCGGACGACATCGCCGAGATCGTGGGCATTGCCGGGCAGCTGGGCATCGAGACGGACTACCTCACCGAGTTTGCCCGCACCATGATCGATCTGGGCAATTCCACGGACATCGTGGCGGACGAAGCCGCCAGCGTGCTGGCGAAGTTCGCCAACATCACTGGCATGAGCCAGAGCGAGTTCGACAACCTCGGCGCGGCGCTGGTGGATCTGGGCAACAACTGCGCCACCACGGAATCCGCCATCATGACCATGAGCATGAGGCTTGCAGCGGCGGGCCATCAGGTGGGGCTTTCGGAAGCGCAGATCCTGGGCTTTGCGGCGGCGCTGTCCTCGGTGGGCATCGAGGCGGAGATGGGCGGTTCGGCCTTTTCCAAGGCGCTGGTCAATATGGAGGTGGCCGCGGCCACGGGCGGGCAGGCGCTGGAGGATTTCGCGCGCGTGTCCGGCATGACGGCGGAGGGGTTCAAGGCGCTGTGGGACAGCGACCCGGCGTCGGCGTTTCAGGCGTTCATCGTCGGGCTGGCCGGAATGGACGAGGCGGGCGTATCGGCCATCGCCACGCTGCAGGAGATCGGGATCAATGAAATCAGACTGCGCGACACGCTGCTGCGCGCCACCAACGCCGCGGGCCTGTTTGCCGAGACACAGGCGCTAGCCAATGCCGCGTGGGAAGAGAACGCCGCCCTGACCGAAGAAGCCGGCAAGCGCTACGCCACCACGGAGAGCCAGCTGATCAACCTGAAGAACCGGGCGCTGCTGTTTGCCCAGCAGATCGGGGATGATCTCAACCCCATGATCCAAAACCTCATTGGCGGCGTGGACGAGCTGCTGAGCAGGTTTCTGGAAATGGACGAGGCGCAGAGGATGCAAATCATCCGCTACGCGGCCATCGCGGCGTCCATCGGGCCGGTGCTGCTGCTCATGGGCAAGGTGAGCAAGGGCGTGGGCGCGCTGTCCACGGGCATCGGCAAGTTCGCCACCGCCGTGGGTAAGGCGGGCGGCGGCTGGTCAGGGTTTCTTTCGGTACTCACCAAGTCACCGGCCGTCTGGCTGGCGGTCGCCGCGGCGGTGGTGGCGGGTACGGTCGCCTTGGTGGACTACGTCTCCGGCGCAAAACAGGCGCGGGAAGCGCTGGAAGGCATGAACGAGACCGCGAAGAAGTGGAAGGACACCGCCGCCGAAACCTTCTATAGCAAGAGCGAAGGACTGTCCTTCTTCGGCATGAGCGAGAATGACTTCGTGCGGCAAACGCAGTCCGCGCAGGACTGGCTGGACGGGCTGCTCAAGGTCTGGACGGACGGGGAGAAGGAATCGGATGAAATCGTTTCGCACTGGACGGAATCGTTCAAGAGCCTGACGGCATCCACACGCGAGGAGCTTCAGGCGTTGAAGGATACCGCAGATCAGGCGGGATACACCGGCGTGTCCGAGCAGCTTGCGGCGGACATAGAAACGCTGGATTCGCTGGATGCGGAGATCGAAGCGCTGCTCAAGAAGCGCCAGAACGGCTACTTCTCGGAGGCGGACCAGATCCGCCTGCAGGAACTCATCGACACGCGGGAGGCCATCGAGATCAAGTATAACCTCGTGCCCGCTGACGTGGACGGCTTCGATACCATCCGCCAGAAGCTGGAAGCAGAAGTGGCGAGAGCACAGGCGCGCGGCAAGGGAGACGCGGACGTAAAAGTCTACGAAAATGCCATGGTCGCCGCGGCGGAAGGGCTTGCGGCGGTGAACGCGCAGATCGACGAACAGTACGACAAGGAATACGCGCTCATTCAGCTCATCGAGGACAGCACAGAGCGGCAAACCGCCATGGAGGAACTCAACGCGCGGTACAACGAGAATCGCCGGAATGCCGCCATGGAATATGCCGCGCTGCTGGCGGACATCGTGCCGCAGGTCTGGGCGCAGGCCGACATTCAGCAGGCAGCTTCGGACGTGGACGCGCTGACGCAGAAGCTGCGCGAGTACAGCGCGGCGGGCGAAAGCGAAAAGCCAGCCCTGCTGGAAGACCTGAACGCCATCACCGCCGCCATGGACGAAGGCGCCATGACCGAGTACATCGCCATGCTGACGCAGATCCAGTCGCTGCTGGATCAGGGCATGACGGAGGACGAGATTCAGGCGATGTTCCCGGAGATCGACTTTACCACGGCGCTGGAGCAGATCGCGTCCATTCAGGCGTTCCTCAACAACCGGGAACTGGAGCTGCCGGGCCTGACGGAGATGTTCGGGGAAGCGCTGCCGGAGGAAGTGCTGACCATCGCCACCGACCTGGATATGACCGGCGCGCAGGAGCGGTGGGACACATTCGCCGCAGACCCCGGCGCGATTACGACGGACGCCATCATTGCCCAGCTGAAGGAAGACGAGAACACGAAGCGCGTGCAGCCGCAGGTGGACGCGTTCATCGCCAAGTATACGGAGATTGCAGAAGGCGCGGACACCGCTTCTCTCACGCCGGAGGGCATCATCGCGCTGGTCAATGCCTATGCCGAAGCGACCAACGGCGCGGATGTGTCCGGCCTGACGCCTCAGAACGTGACCGCCATGGTCGCAGCGTATGAGGAACTCGCCAGCGGCGTGGACATCTCCACGCTGAAACCCGACGAGATCACGGCCTATATTTCAAATTATCTGGAAGAGCACAATGTGGATACCAGCGGTCTGACCCCGGATGGTCTGACCGCTTTTGTGTTGGCGTATCAGGAGGTCACGGGCGGCGCGCTGACCACGGCACTCACGCCGGACGGCATCACGGCCATGGTGGCAAAATACCTCGAAGCGGAGGATGTGGACATATCCGCCCTCTCGCCGGATCAGGTGGAGGCCATCGTCAGCGCGTTTGCGGAAGCCACGGGCTGCGACAAATCCCAGCTGCTTCAGGACTTCACGGCCTACATCGCAAGATACGATGACACCAACGCCCAAAAGCCCACGCTCAGCGTCAGCGTGGGCATCTACGGCTACGACCTCATGGCCTACCGCAAATTCATCGCGGAAAACCCGGTCGAGGTGCAGGGCATTGTCAAGCTGGGCGAGGTGTACGAGAACCCAGAAGAGGCGTTGCTGGATCCGCAGACAAAGTTCTGGCAGGATGGGCAGCAGATCCCCGTGGAAGCCGTGCCTACCGAACTGCTCACCGCCGACAAAGTGGCGGTATTGGACGAAGACGGCACGCTGCATGTGCTCATCGCCCCGGATGTGACCGGCGCGCAGGAAGCCATTGACAGCCTGCGCACGGAAGTGGCGGAGGTCGATCAGCTGGGCGTGACCGCGCTGGGCAAGGCTACCGGCCTTTTGCCCGAGACGAGCCTGGACATGATTGAGTCCGCGCTCTCCCGGCTGCAATCCTATCAGGAAACGCTGGATTACAACTGGTGGGACAAGTTCTGGGCAGGCGTGTTCGGCGCATCCACCGACAAGGGCACGCTGGACACCAGCATGAAGCTGGACTTCCCAGCCGAACGCGTGGCGGAGTTGTCCACCTATGTGGGCGAGATCGTGGCGGCGATCCAGCAGGGGCAGGAAGTCAAGCAGGAAGACCTCGACAATTTGCAGACCATCCTGACCTTCCTGCAGGAACTGGATACCAGCGAGGTCGGCACACACATCCTGGAAGGCGTGGGCGAAGGCATGACGGCGGCGGGCTGGGACAGCGACGCGGAGACGGTCGCCAGCAATCTGGAGGCGGCATTGAATCTGGCGCTGGGCATCCAGAGTCCGTCCACCCGTGTAAAGCCCGTGGGCGCGAACGTCTCGGCGGGCGTGGGTGAAGGCATGAAGACCTACGACTTCAGCTCGGACGCTTCCCTGCTGGCAACAGCTATAGAGGCGGCAGTCACCGGCGCGCTCCCGGCCACGGCGTTGGAGCCCACAGGGACAGCGGCTGTGCAGGGGCTTGCCAAAGCCATGACCGGCTACAGCATGAGCGGCACGGGCAGCACCATTGCCGCCAGCGTGCGCAGCTCAGTGAACAACAGTCTCAACAGCGGCACGCTGCGCTCGGCGGGCGTAAACGCCATGGCGGGACTGAAGGCGGGCATCAACGCGGGCCGCAGCGGTGTGATTTCAGCCATGCGGTCGGCTGCGCGCGCGGCGGTCGGCGCGGCGAAGAGCGAACTGAAAATCAAATCCCCCTCCAAGGTCTTTGAGGAAGAGGTCGGCGTCATGGTCATGCGCGGTCTGGGCCAGGGCGTGCTCAAGGAGAGCCGCGAACAGGCGCGAGTCATCCGAAACGCCGCGCGTTACCTGACCGGCGAGGCCAAGGCAGGAAGCATCCAGACCACCAGCAACGACAACCGGCGCACCTACAACAACAGCGTCAATTCCACCATTCAGGTGCAGCAGCTGGTGGTGCGCGACGAGCAGGACATCCGTGCGCTGGCGGTGGAGATCGCTGCGCTGACGCGACGGCAGCAGCGCGGAAAAGGGCTGCGGATGGCGTAAAACTTATCTTGACTTTCCGGCGGATGAGAGCGATAGATACGATACCCAAAGCGAAGGAGGACGAGGATATGTCACATTTTTCGGTCGCGGTATTCTCCCAAACGCCCGGCGACGTCGAAGCGCTGCTGGCGCCATTTGACGAGCAGGTGGAAGCGGGTTCACCGTATGCGGAGTTTGTCCGGAACGAGGAGTACGATTGGGACAAGGCCGTAGGCGCGAAAGGCTACTGGCGCAACCCCAACGCCCGGTGGGACTGGTGGGAGATCGGCGGGCGCTGGCGCGGCCTGCTTCGGCTGCGTCCGGGCAAGAGCGGCTATACAGCGCCGCTGGATCGTTGGCACAGTGATTTCGGCTATCCGCCCCATTGCTGCGACGCGGCGCTGGTCGCGGACTGCGATTTTTCGCCGCGAGAGGCGCAGATCCGGCAGGCGGCGCGCATGTGGGAAGTGGTCGTGGAAGGAGATAAGCCCCGCGAGAACGAGAATTTCTTCAACCTATGGAAACCGGAGTACTATCTGGAGCGCTATGGCGACAAGGAGACCTTCATCCGCCGGGAGTCGGCGTTCAGCACGTATGCCTTCGTCACGGCGGAGGGTAAATGGCATGGACAGGGGCGCATGGGCTGGTTTGCCCTGGACGACGCCACCAACGAGAGCATAGCCAGCTACGAGGAAGCGTTTCAGGCGTATCTGGAAAAGGCGCGCCGGGAAGGACTCGCGATTACCATTGTGGACTGCCACATCTGAGGAAAGGAACCGAAAGGCCGCCTTCGGGCGGTTTTTCTTATGAGGAAATCGCAGGATGGAGGGAGAGCAGCCGTGAACGACTGGTTTGAGTGGAACGACGTGCGCTGCACAGAATACGGCATCCATGTGCTGGAGCAGCCTGCGCCGGCGCTGCCCAACGAGCGCGCCACGTTCGTGGACGTCCCGGGCCGCAGCGGGAGTCTGACGGTTCTGGAGGGCGACGCCGTCTACGACGATCTGGTGCTCACCGCGCAGTGCATGTTGGAGAATATGGAACGGTACGAGGAGATTGCTTCTTACCTCAGGGGCAGCGGCAAAGTGACCTTCGCCAACCGTCCGGAGGGGTATTACGAGGCGCGCATCGTCAACCAGATTCCCTTCGAGAAGATTTTACGCGGCAATCCACACCGTTCGTTTGCGGTGAATTTCCGCTGCAAGCCCTTCTGGTACGCAGAAAGCGCGCCGGCGATTACCGTGATGCAGAGCGGTTCGTTTGTCACCAATCCGGGGAATGTGTACGCGGAGCCGGTCATAACGGTTTATGGTTCCGGCTCCATCACGCTCATGGTGGGCCTGACGATCATCGAGCTGGAGGGCATATCGGGGAGCATTACGCTGAATTCGGCGCTGCAGGAAGCCTATTCAGGCACGACGGGCATGAACAACGCCATGAGCGGCGACTTCCCTATCCTTCTGCCCGGCGCAAATGCGATCTCATGGGCGGGGAACGTGAGCAGGGTGGTCGTGGAGCCGCATTGGCGGTATTTGTAGAAAGAAACGTATTGCAATTCGCAATACAAAGTGGTATAATGCCCTTGAAAGGTGGTGCTGATATGGCCAGCAAGAGCGCAAACGTGATGGCGAGAGTGGAGCCCGAGATCAAAGCACAGGCGGAAGCGGTGCTGGATCAACTGGGATTGCCGGTTTCAGTGGTAATTAACTCGCTCTACCGGCAAATCATCATGAACAACGGCCTCCCCTTTTCGCTGACAATTCCCTCGAAACTTCCGGTGCGAGATCAGATGAGCGCCGCGCAGTTTGACGCCATAATGGAAAAGGGACTGACCCAGGCGCAGGCTGGAAACGGCATGGATTTGGATGAGGCCTTTGAGCAGATCACGCTGAAGAAATGAGATAAAGCATCCAGAAAGCTGGGTATTGGCAATCCTGTCTCTCTATCGCACGGCGGATAGTCGTGATATTTCGTAAAATCACTCGTAAAATCTTGCACAATCTCCGGCGCTGGGGTATAATATCAGTGGAAGGGAGTGAAGCGAAATGGCAATCATCAACCCGGTGTCAGATTTGCGCAACTACAACACGGTTTTGGAGCAAGTATCAGTGGGCAGACCGGTCTACCTGACGGTAAACGGCCGCGGCAGATACACCATCCGAGATATCACGGACGACGAGGAGTTCGAAAAAACGAAGGCCATGCTTCGCTTAATGTGCGAGCTGAACGAAGGCCGGCGTTCGGGAGAGGAAGAAGGCTGGGTGTCAGAAGAAGAGGTGCGCGCCCACTTTCGCGCGAAAGGGAAATGAGCTATCGAATTGAGTACTCCCAAGCGGCCATTCGTGATCTTGATCGGGTATGGAATGAGGTCTACGAAGCCTCGAAGGAAGCGGACATCGCAACGCGATACGTAGATGGGCTAATGGACTGCGTTGCAGAGAAGCGGGCGTTTCCAAAATCCGGCGCGCCGCTGTACTATGAAAATGGATTTACTGGTTACTACTATGTGGTGTTCAAAGCGTATATGGCCTTTTACCGCATTGTTGAGGAGCGCATACTGGTAGACCGCGTCGTCTTCGGAAGAAGCGATTACATGCGGATTATTTTTCAAGATAGACTGTAGCCCATTGTGTGCCTAAGACAACTGAACTTTCATAGCGTTCATTCGATAGGAAATGGGCGCTTTTCTTATGCCCTGAAGGGAGGTTGAGTGCCCATGCTCTGCATCTACTCCGCTGACTGCACGGACTTCTCCGGCAACGGGCTGGGTGTTGTTCAGCCCCAATCCTGTACCGTCACTGAGACACTCAACGGCGAGTGGGAGCTGACGCTTGAGCATCCCATCGACGAATACGGGAAATGGACGCGGCTTGCGGAGGGCAACATCCTGCGCGCGCCCGTGCCCGCCGCCATGACCCCGCAGGTGAATCTGGTCATCCAGCAGCACCAGACGACTACGCATGAAATGCTGATCTATAAAGTATCCACCAGCCGCGACCCGCTGCGCCTGAGAAGCGGTACGGGCACAAATTACAAGATTCTCAGCAAGTATAAAAAGGGCACGGAGGTCATCGTGCTCAACAAGACCACGTCGAGTTGGTACGAGGTCACCTGTCCGGACGGCAAGCACGGCTACATGGCCTCGGAATACCTGACCTATGTGCGCACGGAGACTCAGACCACGCAGACCAACGTGGGCTTCCGCAACGAGACCATCGAGGCCCGTCAGCTGCGCGACCAGCCGTTTCGCATCTATCGCGTGGTGCCCGAACTCACCAAGGTTACGGTCTACGCCCGCCATATCTTCTACGACCTGCTGGACAACATGGTCAAGTCCCTGAAGCCCTCGCCCTCAGCGGTGGGGGCTTCCGTTGTGCAGAGCCTGTCATCGGCCTGCCTGTCTGAGCATGGGTTTACGTTTTACTCTGACCTGACATCTACCGCAGAGGAGGTGGAATGGGAGAACGTCAACCCGGTGGAGGCCATGTTGGGAGAAGGCGGCCTGGTCGAGAAGTACAAGGCAGAGCTGGCGCGCGACTGGTTCGACGTGTTTCTGGTCAGGCGTGTGGGCGTGGACAGCGGCGTGCAGATCCGCGAGAAGAAGAACCTGCTGGGCATCTCCTACGACGTGGACGCGACGGATGTGGTCACGCGCATCATGCCCACCGGCGAGGACGCGGACGGGAACATCCTGTATTTGTCAGAACTGTACATCGACAGCCCGAACATCGGCGCGTACATACATCCCAAGTGGGTGCATCTGCCGGTATCGGAGGCGAAGGAGGTTTTGCCGGACGAGAACTCCACCGGGGAGAAGGAGACACGAACCAGGGACCAGTGCTATGCCGAAATGCGCAAAGCGGTGCAGGCGGAGTTTGACAGGGGCTGCGACCTACCTACGGTGACGCTCAAAGTGGACTTTGTGAACTGTGCGGACACAGAGGAGTACCGGCAGTACGGTTTTTTGCAGAACATCTTCTTGGGCGACAGCGTGCGCGTGGTCGCGCCGCGCGTCGGTGTGGAAGTATCCATGCGCATGACGCAGTATACCTACGACTGCCTGACGAAGAAATACACCGCCTTGACGCTGGGCACGGCGGCGGACACGCTGGAGGGCAGCCTGATCTCCGCCCGGCAGCTGGCGTCCGGCTCCATCACCGGCATGAAGCTGGCCATGGGCTCCGTGGGCAGCGGACAGCTGCAGTCCGGTTCGGTCGGATCCCTGCAGGTGCGCATGGCGGCTATCGCGACGGCGCACATCCAGGACGCCTGCATTACCAGAGCCAAGATTGCCGAAGCGACGGTCGGCGAGCTGAACGCCGAAGCCATTACCGCCATCACGGCGCGCATCGAAGAGCTGGCGGCTGGCCATGTGGTAACGGACGAGCTGTACGCCTCGCTGGCGACCATTGCGTTGGCGCAGATCACCACGGCGAACATCGACACCGCCAACATCTCCTGGGCGGACATCGGCGGACTGGCGGCGGAGATCGCCAATATCGCCGTGGCGCAGATCACCACAGCCAATATCAATCAGGCCAGCATCGACTGGGCGAACATCGCCAACCTGAACGCGCAGATCGCCGAGATCGCGCTGGCACAGATCACGTCCGCCAACATCGAGGCGGCGCACATCGACTGGGCGAACATTGCCGAGCTGAACGCAGCCATCGCCCGCATTGCCGTTGCGCAATTGACCACGGCAAACATCAACAACGCCGAGATCGACTGGGCCGGCATCGGAGAATTGCAGGCCGCCATTGCCGAGCTGACCCACGCAAGCATAGGAACGGCGGACATCGACTGGGCACAGATCAAGGATCTGACCACGGACACGGCCATCATCGAGAAGGGCGTGAACGGCAAGCTGTACGTAGCCGACCTCGCGGTTACCGAGGCGAACATGGCGTCGCTCTCCGTCGGTGAGCTGCTGATCCGGGGTGAGGACGGTTGCTTTTACGCCATCAGCATTGCGCCGGATGGTTCGGTGACAACGGAGAAAAAGATGGTTTCCAATGCGGATGTTGCTGACGCGTCCCTCGCAGGAAGCAAGCTGTTGGAACAGACGATCACGGCCCGGGAACTCAACGTAGCGTCCATTTTCGCAGATGAAGCACTGATTGGGGCCATCAAAGCCGCCAACATTGACGTGAGCAGCCTGTTTGCAGCGGAAGCGTTCATCTCCCAGCTCAACGCCGTGGATATTTCGGGCAACGAGTCCCTGCGCCTGACCGTGGAGGCCGCGCGGGACGAGGCGTTGGACGCCGCGGGTGAGACGCTGGCTCAGATTGCCATAACCGCCGACGAGATCCGCAGCGAGGTGCGGCGGGACTACGCCAGCGCGGACGCGGTGGAGCAGCTGCAAACCACGGTGTCTACACTGGCGGAACAGACGGAGACCGATTTCACATGGGCAGTCACGAAGATCAACGAGGTCATCGAGGACGCCGCCGCCAGCCAGGCGCTGACCGAGGAACAGCTTGCTCTCATCCGCACCTACATGAGCTTCGGCGAGGACGGGCTGACCATTGGCAAGAGCGGCAATCCGCTGACCTTCCGCGTGGTCAACGACCGGCTGGCGTTCTACATGAACAACACCGAGGTGGCGTACCTGTCCGACAACAAGCTGTACGTGACGCAGGCCGAGATTCTGGCAAAGCTGCAGATCGGCAAGTTTGCCTTTGAACCCCAGAGCAACGGCAACCTGTCGCTCATCTATACAGGATAAAGGAGACAACAGAGAATGCCCGCATGGGCAATACGACACATAACAGAATGCGGCGGAGGGAGGTTTCATGGCGGCAACTGCAACTTACAGCGCGTCCATGCGCACGCGCAAGACGTCCTCGTCCGGCAATGCCAAGTCCGCGGTCGCCTGTCAGGAGTACTACGACGATTCCTATAACTATGTGGGTATCGTCCATTTCTCCGGCATGGCGCTTTCGGGCAAGGTGATCACGGGCATATCGCTGCGGGTGAAGGCAGATCAGGCGGGGTATGGCGGCGGGCACACCAAGACGGTCTATGTGCGCAAGTCGAAGTATCAGGCGGTGTCCCAGTCCGGCGTGACCGGCGGCAGCTACTACGGCGACGCTCTGGGCACGTTCACCGGCAGCTTCTACGGCAACACGACCACCTACACCCTGAGCGGTTCGCTGCTGACCAACATGGCGGCCTATCTGGCAGAGGGGAACAACACCATCTGCCTGTTCAATCCCAGCCCGGTGAAGAGCTCGCAGGGTTACTCCACCAACTACCTGCAATGGTCGGCATGCAGCATCGCGGTCACCTATGAGGAAGCTGCGTCCCAGCCGGGCATGTCATCCTACGCGCCGGACATGGGTAGCAGCGTGACCCTCTATACCAACCGGCAGAGCAGCGCCGCCACACATACCCTGCGGTACAGTTTCTTTTCGGTAAACGAAACCATCGCCACAGGAGTGGCGGATTCCTGCACATGGACGCCACCCATATCGCTGGCGGCGCAGATTCCCAACGCGGCGTCGGGCTGGGGCACGCTGCTGTGCGATACCTATGTGAACGGGAAGCTGGTGTCCACCAAAAGCTGCACGTTTACATTGCGGGTACCCGCATCGGTTGCGCCAACCATCTCGGGAGTTTCCATCGCGGAGGCCACGACCGGGATTGCCGCCCGGTTCGGCGCGTATGTGCGCACGCGCAGCACGCTGGCGGTCAGCATTGCGGCGTCCGGCGCGCAGGGAAGTACGATTACCGCCTATCGCACCACGCTGGGCGGGGCGACGTATACCAGCGCGTCGTTTACCTCTGGAGTACTGAGTGCAGCGGGCAATATGGCAATGACGGTCACGGTGACGGACTCCCGGGGACGAACCGCCAGCACCGCGCGCACGATAGCCGTTCTGGACTATTCGCCGCCCTCGCTGACCAAATTCACAGCGGAACGCTGCAACAGCGCGGGCACGGCGGCGCAGATGGACGGCACGCGGGTGCGCGTGTCAGTGGGCGGGTCGGTATCCCCTGTGGGCACGAAGAACACCATTGCCTGCACGGTGTACTACAAGACTTCTTCTGCCAGCGCATGGACGCAGGCGGCGTCCATTTCCCCATCCAGCTACAGCGTGAACACCACCAACCTGCTGCTCCCCCAGACCTTCAACGCCCTGAGCAGCTACGACCTCAAGGTACGGCTGCAGGACTACTTTTATTACATCGAGCAGACGGTCTCCATCGGCACCAAGCAGGTGATGATGGACTTCTATAAGGATGGCAGCGGGGTGGCATTTGGCAAGGTGGCGGAGACGCCGGGCGCGGTGGAGTTCGGCTGGCCGGTAAAGCTGACGGAGCCGCTGGGCGTGGATCAGGGCGGCACGGACGCGAGCAACGCGGCAAGCGCCTGTGCCAATCTCGGCGCGGTGAAGAAGAGCGGGGATACCATGACCGGGAATCTCAGCATCTCGGGGTATCTGTATCCATCGCTTTACCTGCTGCCCACCTACAACGGCGCCACGAACCGCGTGGTGTTCGAAGGCAGCTACGCGGGCGCGGCGTCCTTTTCTGCGTGGCAGGATTCCACGGGCAACAACCGGCGGATGCTGGAAGTGCGCAACGCGGGCGCGGAGGCCAGCCGGGACAACGCAGTGGTGCTGCGGGATGTGGTGAGCGGAACCTACTACACGTTCCGCGTATTTCACGCGGGCATGGCGACGCCGGTGCCCATTGCCAACGGCGGAACGGGGGCCAACAATGCCGCGACTGCCAGAAGCAATCTCGGGGCCAACAACGCCTCCAACCTGAATGCGGGAACCGTGGCCATGGCAAGGCTGCCGTTCAAGGTGGCCTATGGATCTACGACCGTCAATGGCAATTCGGCAACATCCATCTACTATGGCGGTGCGGGGTTCACGTCCATACCGCAGGTCATCGTCACGTATGCCACCACCGGCTCCAACTGGTCGGGGGACAACGGCGCGATCAAGGTGTACAACAAGACCACAACGCAGGCAAACCTCATCGTGGGCGGCAGCTTTTCCTCCACCCGCAATGTGGACTGGCTGGCCATCGGCACATAACAAGGGGATAAAAGCATGAAGGAGCTCATTGAGCAGGTTATTTGGTTGGGCAATTACGACCTTGCGCAGCTGCTGGAAACCATAGACCGGTATCATGTTGAGGGGCGGCTGACGAACGAGGAGCGGCAGGAACTGTACATGGCGGCGCGCAAGGGGGCGGAGCCGGACTATGACTACAAGGGGGAGATCGACGCGCTGTGGGCGGCTGTGCGGGATCTGCAAAAGGAAATCAACCCGCCCGCGCCTGATGAGGAGTGGCCAGAGTTTGTGCAGCCCACGCACGCGGGCACGGCGTATCAGGTAGGCGATAAAATTACCTTCCGGGGCGAGAAGTACATCTGCATCATGGCGCACTGCGTGTGGAGCCCGGCGGACTACCCCATGGCGTGGGAGAAGCAGGAGGAGGCCTCGTAATGTACAACGCGGAGAAACTGACATCCATCGACCTGGGCAGGCAGGGCGAGAACCTGGCGCGGACGGTGGAAATCGACGTGAGCAGTATGCTGGCGCAGTGGCCGGATGCGGCGATTACGCTATTGGTCAAGCGCAAGCACGACGCGGAACCATACATCGCCGATACCACGGTAAAGGATGGCGTGCTCTTCTGGCCGATAACCACGGTGGAAACGGCGGATGCCGGGGACGGCAAGCTGGAGATTCGCGCTACCTGCGGCGAGGTGATCGCCAAGAGCGCCACGGGGACGTTCCGCGTGACGGCCAGCCTGACGGGCAGCGGAACCGAGCCGCCTGCGAGCGAGCAGGGCTGGGTGGATAAAGTCATCGCGGCGGGCGCGGGCGTGGAACAGAGCGCCAGTCAGGCCAGCAAAGCGGCGGACAGAGCAGAGTTGGCGGCTGAAACCGCAGAAAACAGCATCGCGCAGATACAGTCAGCCGCACAGACGGTAACCGAAAAGGCCAAAGAAGCACAGTCCAGCGCTGAAGCGGCAAGTGCAGCAAGCACCGATGCCGTTGGCAGCGCGCAGGCGGCACGGAAAGCACAGGCGGGCGCGGAAGAGTCCAAAACGTCTGCGGCTGGTAGCGCGTCTCTTGCGGAGCAAGCCAAGGCCGCCGCGGAGGCCGCGCAAAAGACAACACAGCAACATGCTAAGGAGGCAGAGGCTTTTGCACAGTCAGCTGAAATTACCGTACAGCAAACTCAAACGACGACCGCTGCGCTTCAACAGAGTGTTGACCGCATTGTACTGGATGTTCAGAGCATCGGTAAAACCGTACTCTTACCCTACAGTGAGAATCTGTTTACGGGTGTAAAGAATTATGCATATACAAGCTCTACCTTCTCAGGCTGGATAAGCAGTTGGGTCATGGGGCGGGAGATGTTTATCTCCATATTGAAATGCGCAATTACCGGGCGCGGGAGTACCGTTACAAAGGTGCGTGTGCGGATCGCATTCGATGCGTGCTCCGATGCAACAGTCGTGCTGGATGAGATGCTGGAGGTGAATATTCCGGATGGTGAAGAGCAGGAAATATCATGTGCCGTGCCTATGTTACATGTCAAATCTGGGCAAACGGTCTTTGTAGCTGTTGAGGCAAATGCGATTTGCTCGTTTGCACATACGAACAGTGGGGAGCACTTTGCGTACGATTATGCGACCAATGGCAATATGGACAAGAGCATGGACGCGTATGCGGTTGAGGGCGGCGGGCGGTACCGGCTTTGGCTTGTTGCGGATGGATATGCAGTGGAGAACACAGCCATGCTATATTCAGTGTATGATCCAAGCGAACGCAAAACTGATGTGTTTGCCTATGCAGAATACTGTGGCGATGCGTTTAGACGCAGGTTCATCAGGGAACATCGAGGTGCAAACCTGTTTGACAAGAAAACCATGGTTGTGACGGGCTCGTGGTATTTCTGGGCATCTTCTGAGCGCGGTGAAGGTGATCCAGTTGCACTCGAAACCAATCAATACACCGGCCCATATGGAGCTATAGCGATTCCTGTAAATCAGGCAGGCCCTCTTACGATCTCTATGAAGGACACAAACCTGTATGGATATTGGTGTGTGGATGACGGAAGCCGATGTCTATCATCCTATGCCACCAGCCTCAGCGCAGCGTTGGACGGGGGTTACACGCTTTCCGTGCCGGAGGGAACGGCGAGGATCCTGCTTGACATAGTCAACTATCCCCAATCTTCTGCTTCAGGAAACGAACTCATGGCGGTCTATGGAAGTGAAGCTTTAGAGTATGAACCCTACGAGTATTACATGTATTTCGATGGCATTCGAACCAATGACAGTGATCTTGCGCGCATCGCAGCATTGGAAACATCTCTCGGAAGTGCAGGCAATACAGTTTCGCTGAAGCTGCCTGAGCGATATGAGCTGGTGGTGAATGATACGTTTGAATTGTTTTACAAGGGGATTGTCAATGCCGTGCATCCTGAAGTGTACGACATTGAGATTGATTGCACACGGGGAGCTGCATATGGCAAGCGGTATATCTGGACGCCTGAAGATTCAGATGTGGGCGTGCATTCCATGACAGTACGTCTGTATGGACTAAATCACGCGCTCTTGGATGAACGACGGATAGAACTGGATGTGAAGGCAAAAATCAAATCGCCCAGTAAAACCAGAGTTGTGCTTTACGTCGGTGATAGTCTGGCAGTTGGTGGCCATGTCCCAGCAGAAATGAAGCGAAGGCTGACTGGAACAGGCGGGACACCTTCTGCAGATGGTTTGACGAACATCCTGTTCATCGGAAGCAGCCAGGACGCTGCGCAGTCTGTTTGCTTCGAGGGCTTTGGTGGATGGACATGGGGCAGTTATAATCGCGAAAGTTCAACTTCACAGTTCATGTGGATTGTGTGCGCAGGACACAACAAGACGGAAACCGACGATCAGCACAGTATCTATACGGATGCCAATGGCGCGCAGTGGAAGCTGGAGACTATTGATGTGGAGCGGATCAAACTGATTCGCACAAGTGGGACGACAGTACTGCCCAACAGTGGTACTCTGATCTGGCAGTCAGGCGGTGTGCATACGGAAGATATTGAGTTCACGGCGGCGGAGCAGGCGGCCGGCAATCCATTTTGGGATACAAACAAGGGGCGAGTTGATTTTGCAACGTATGCTCAACGGATGGGTGTCTCGTGTATCGACTACATCTATGTGCTACTGGGGTGGAACAGTGCCGGTGATGCTGAGACCAGTTATAAGGCCGAAATTCGAACGTTCATTGGAAATGTGCTGGTCGCTTTTCCCCATTGCCAGATCGTGCTTATGGGACTTCAGCTTCCAGCGCGAGATGGCTTGGGTGTGAACTATGGCGCATCCGGCGTTTATAGTCGGTATTATACATTGATGCAACATGTGTGGCGATTGGATAGATGGCATTCAGAACTTGCTGCCGAATACCCAGGTAATGTGTCATGGGTGAATGTCGCAGGACAATTTGACACGGAGCACAATATGCCAAGCGGAGAGAGACCCGTCAATGGACGCAGTTCAACCACCGAACATTATCAGACGAATGGCGTCCATCCAGCGCTGGCCGGATATATGCAGATTGCAGATGTGGCATATAGAGATTTTGTGCACAAACTATGGTCAGAATCGCAGGGTGAACTGCCTGAGGAATCGCTTACTACATAAGAACCGCTTTCGTTGAGAGCGGTTTTCTTTACGCTTTGGACAGAAAGGAGGTGAGCCAAATTGCCGGACTGGATCACGCGGTATTGGGTGGAATGGCTGTTTGGTATTGTAGCGGCTTTGGCGGCGGCGAGCTACCGGCGGGTCAGCAAGCACATGCGCCATGCCCGCAGGCAGGACAAGGCGCTGGACGACGGGATGCGGGCGCTGCTGCGGGACCGGATCATCAGCGCGTGCGATCACTATTTTGAGAAGGGCTACGCGCCGGTGTACGCCCGGGAGAATATCACAAGCATGTATGAAGCCTATCACAGCCTGGGCGGGGACGGGATCGTGACCGACATGGTCAGACAGGCCATGGAGCTGCCCTACAAGAAGGGCGAGGCAAGCACAGCGAAACCCGACTGAACCAAGCAACCAAACGCTGAAATGGAGGAACGAGTTATGCAGATCAACTGGAAAGTCCGTTTTCAGAACAAGACCTTTTTGACAGGCCTGATTTCGCTGGTGGTGGTGTTCATCTACGACCTGCTGCAGCTGCTGGAGATCGTTCCCACGGTCACGCAGAGCGCGGTGATGCAGGTGGCGGAGGGAATCCTCACCATCCTGGGCATGGTGGGCGTCATCGCCGACCCGACCACGGCGGGCGTTGCCGACAGCAAGCAGGCCATGACTTACGATGTGCCCAAACAGGACTGATTCAATGATCAAAAGACGATGGCTCGGGGCGGCAGAAATCCTGCCGTCCTCATTTTTAATAGGAGGGAAATACTATGTCTGAACGCATCAATACGCCGTTTACCAACGAACACTTTGTAGCCTTCTGCCAGTCCATGCTGGGTCAGCCCTACTGGTATGGGACGGTCGTGTACAAATGCACTGAATCCCTGCGCGCCCGCAAGGCCAAGCAGTATCCGTCGCACTACGGCTCCAGCCGCACCAATCGGTACAGGGATGACATTGCAAAGAAGAAGGTCTGCGCGGACTGCGTGGGCCTGATCAAGGGGTATAACTGGACGAACGGCGGGCAGGGTGTGGCCGAGGCCATTGGCACTGACAAGGCCATAACCAGCAAATATGGCGCGAACGGCTGCCCGGACAAATCCGCCAACGGCATGTTTACTTACGCCAAGAGTAAGGGCTGCGACTGGGGCACGATGGACAGCCTGCCGGAACTGCCCGGCGTCGCGCTGCGCTCGGACGGGCATGTGGGCGTGTACATCGGCGGCGGCTATGCCGTGGAGGAGCGCGGTTTCAACTACGGCTGCGTCAAGACCCGCGTGTCCTCGCGCAATTGGACGCACTGGTATAAGCTGCCGTTTATCGACTACGGCGAGGGCGCAGCGAACGTTCCCGCAACAGAGCACACGCTCGGCTCCCGCTTACTCAAGAAGGGCATGGAAGGCAGCGATGTAAAGGCACTGCAGGAACTGCTCCTGCAGCTGGGCTATGACCTGCCCCGGTACGGTGCGGACGGCGAATTTGGCTCCGAGACGCTGGAAGCGGTCAAAGCGTTCCAGAAGGATGAAGGTCTGGAAGTGGACGGCAAGTATGGCGAAAAGAGCCACGCCGCGCTGATGGACGCCGTGGCGGACGCAGACGAGGACGGCAGCGAGCAGGAAGGCGGGGATACAGGCGTACCTGTGGAGCCGGAAGAACCGGACGCGCCCGATGAGCCGGAATCTCCCAAGCCGCTGGGCGAAACGGTGGTCATCGTCTCGAACGGCGGCAAGGTCAACATCCGCTATGGCAACGGCACGAACTATGCCCGCATCACCTCTGTGAAGCCCGGCAGCACCTACGCCTATGTCGCCACCGCTGTCAACGGCTGGAACGCTGTCGCAGTCAACGGCAAGGTCGGCTGGGTGTCCGGGGAGTATTCCAAGCGAATCTGACGCTGCATCCATACCGGCCCATAAAGCCATCCAACCAGGGCAGAACCGTGTGACGGTCTGCCCTATTCTTTTTTATCTTTCTACCGGCATTCGTCTCATTAACACCAACTTTTGTAAAAGTTTGTTATCTGTTTGTTATCCGTTCCATGACCACAAATGGCTTGATAAAAGCGCCGTTCTGAGTGATAGATAGACCACCAGAACGGCGGATAAGCCGCACCCTGGAATCATCAGGAAAGAAGGGTATGGAATGGGAGTCATCAGAGCGACAGCCTACCCTTCCCGATATGTTGAAGCATTCAATCGGGAAGGGGAAGAGAATAAAGCTGTGGGACGAGAACGGGAATGCGCACAGCTGGAGTGCGTTGGCAAGCTCTATGCGACGGCACGCGTCAGAAGTCCGTGGTTTCGCGAGGCGGATGCGCAGCGGGAGATCGCAAGGACGCTTGGTTTGGCCATGAACGTAAAACCGCTTTACACCCGCAACCGGGGAGGCAGCCTCTATGACCGGGGATGGTATGATGTAGGCGACTGGCGTATATGCGGAAAGCACGTTCTCACGGAGAACTTCACGCTGGACACCATGCCCTGCGTGCTGAAGTCGCTGGAGGCACTCGGCAGGCGAGGGTTTGCGCCGGACGGCGAGCTGGCGCTCCACTTTGTACCGAAGCACTGCAACATGGAGATGGTGATGAACGCCTATACCATTCTGGACGCACGGCGCGAGCTTGTGGAGATGGCGCTGGGGCTTAAAGAGGAAGTACGCCTTGTCGTAGACCGGGATCTGGCATTCAGCCTTCCGCTGGATGCCTTTTCTATCCCTGCCATCGAAGCCTGTGCCTGCCTGTTGGTGCAGGTCTGCGCCATGGCCGCCAGCACGCGGAAAGCGCGGATGAAGCCCTGCGACATGAGCAATCCCAAGTACCAGATGCGCTCGTGGCTCCTGCGGCTGGGCTTCATTGGCGAGCAGTTTGCGCGGCCCCGTCAGACGCTGCTGGAGCATTTGGACGGCAACGCGGCGTTCTTCGATGACGTGGGCAGGCAGAAGGCAAAGGAAAAGCGTCAGCGGCAAAAAGCCATGGCGCTGGCGTAAGGGAGGGAAACGCATGGAGCCGAAACGCGTAGCGGTATATTGCCGGGTAAGCACCCTTTATGAGGTGCAGGACAGCTCGTTTGAGACGCAGCGCGACGCCTATATCCAGATGATTGGCAGTAGGGATGACCTTGTGCTGGCGGGCGTATATGGCGACCACGGTAAATCAGGCACATCGATCAAGCGCCGCTCGGAATTCCAGCGGATGCTCCGCGACTGTGAGGACGGGAAAATCGATATCGTGATGACCAAGTCTATCTCCCGCTTTGCGCGCAACCTGCGTGATTGCCTGACCACCATCGACCACCTCAAGCAGCTGGACATACCGGTTCTCTTTGAAAAAGAGGGAATCAACACCATGGACAACAAGTCGGAACTGCTGCTGAACATACTGGCGATTATTGCAGAAGAAGAAAGCATCAGCATCGGGCAGAACATGCGCTGGGCGTATGAACGGAGAAATGCGGCAGGCGACCCCTTCCACAAAGCGCCTTACGGGTACAGGCGGGACAAAAAGGCCAACCGCTGGTACATCCACGAGAGCGAAGCCAGACGTGTGCGGTTTGCGTTCCAGTCCGCTGGGCGAGGCGTTTGTTACCAGGAGATCATAGAGGGACTGAACGAGATGGAGCGTGAGGAAGAAACGGGGCTGGTGTGGGACAATTACCGGCTTACAAAGCTGCTCAAACATGAAGCCTATATCGGAGATGTGCTGACCAACAAGTCCTATCGTCCCTCGCGCAACCGTCAGGTGCCCAACAGGGGCGAGCGGGATCAGTATTATATCGAATCGCATCACGAGCCGATCATCGACCGGGTGACATACGACAAGGTGCAGGAACTGGTGAAACGCAAGCTGCTCTGGACGGTGAGAAAGAGATTCACTCAGGAAGAACGGGAGCTGCTGAACAGCGCGCGCAATGGAAGCGCACAGGAACAGAGAAAGGAGTAAACCCACATGGCCCGGGTAGAGAGACTTTACAATGAGCAGGCTGTCGCGCAGCGCATGGATGGCAGCGCGGGTAGGCGCAAGCGGGTGGCTGCCTATTGCCGCGTGAGCACGGACAACGAGGGGCAGATGTCCAGCCTTGAGCTGCAGATGGCTGCCTTCCGCACACAGATCGAGTTGCGCCCCGATTGGGAGCTGGTGGACATCTATTCGGACGAGGGCATCTCTGGAACAAGGGTAGAAAAGCGGCCGGAGTTCCAGCGAATGATCCGCGACTGCGAGGCGGGCAAGATCGATTACATCATCACGAAGAGCATATCGCGCTTCGCCCGCAATACGCTGGAATGCCTGCAGCATATCCGCTACCTGCAGAGCCTTGGCGTACAGCTGCTCTTTGAGAAGGAGAACATCGACACGGGCACGGCCTTTTCGGAGATGTTGTTGACCATACTGGCGGCGTTTGCGCAGGAAGAGAGCCGGTCGCTGTCGGAGAACGCCAAGTGGGGCATCCGCAAGCGCTTTGAAGCGGGCATCCCCAAACGCACCTACATTTTCGGCTATACCTATGACGAACAGGGGAATTACGTCATCGTACCGGAACAGGCCGAGACGGTTCGCTACATTTTCGACCTGTATGAAACGGGACGGTATTCCATGCATCAGATTGCGCAGAAGCTGATGGCTGAGAAGCGTCCATCGGCATATGTGAACAACTGGGACGCCTCGCATGTGCATTGCATCCTTACCAACGAAAAATACGTTGGGGATGTGCTGATGCAGAAGAAGTATACGGTGGATCACCTGACGCACAGGGAAGTCAAGAACAGAGACCATGTGCTGCCCAGCTATTATGTACGGGATCATCACACGCCCATTGTGAGCCGGAAGCAGTATGACCGCGTTCATAGAATTGCTGAGCTGAAGAGCACGCATAAGCGTCCAGTTCAGTATCCCTATGGCGATTTGTTGGTCTGCCCGGTGTGCGGGGAACGGTTGATGCAGCACAAGATGGATGTGCAGGATACCCGCGCGGCGTGGCATTGCGACCGGAACGAAAGCTCCTGCGGGCAGTACGTGCTCAAGTCCAAGCTGCTGGACGCGGCCATGCTGGAAGCATACCAGCTCGTGGATGTGGAGCAGGTAAAGCAGAAGCAGAGTGAGGCCGCGCAGATCATGGTGGCTATGAAGCAGAAGCATCCAAGTTTCAAGACGGTGGAATATTTCTGGCTGGACGACTTGGTGGAGAAGATCACCTTTGGACGAAACCACGCGATGACGGTGCATTGGAAATACGGCGACAAGACGGATGTTACGCTGCAAATCGCCAACATGAAGGATGATCCGGTTTATGTGGCGGGTTTGTCCTGGAGGAAGCGGGAGCGTGGTGAAGCTCAGAATGCGTTGCTCGAAAAGGCCAGTGACCTGATGGCATCGGACATGCCGCAGGAAGAAGTGATGGCGGCCCTTGCCAGAGAGGCGAAGAAGTACGCAAGGCAGGCCGCGGCGTTTTAATCATGGAAGGGGAAGGATTGCATACCTTCCCCTTTGGCTTTTGATACGCGGTTGACGGGAGGAAAGAGCATTATGATCGTGCGCCATATCCGCCGCAAGGATTATGACAGAAAGAAAAGGGTCTCCGCATACTGCCGCGTCAGTACGGATAAGGCGAGTCAGGAAGAGAGCTTTGAGACGCAGATCGCCGCCTATGAGCGTCTGATTCGCAGCAATCCAGAGTGGGAGTATGCAGGCATCTATTCGGACGAAGGCAAAAGCGCGACCAGCGCCAGACATCGCGCAGGATTCCAACGGATGATTGCGGATGCACTGGAGGGGAAGATTGACATCATTCTGGTGAAGTCCATTTCCCGCTTTTCGCGTAACATCGTGGACTGCCAGACATACGTTGAGAAGCTGCGGGAGCAGGGCGTTTCTGTGCGGTTTGAGCGTGAAAACATCGACTCTCTGAACCCTGCCTGCTCGATGATGTTCTCTCTGCTGTCAGCCATAGCGCAGGATGAAAGCCGGTCGATCAGCGAAAACGTAAAGTGGGGCATAGCACGGCGGCATGAACGGGGAGAATACAAGATCAGCAACAATCAGGTGCTGGGCTATGACGCAGATGAGCAGGGCAAGCCTGTTCCCAATGGTGACGCGTGGATCGTGCAGATGATCTTCCGGCTTTATACGGAAGGAAAGAGCGTCCGCGAAGTGACGGAGATGGTGGCGGCGGCGGGCGGGCACAGCCTGCGAAGCAGTAGGCCGCTGAGCTGTCAGGCAGTACGGTATATCCTGAAAAACGAGATCTATGTGGGAGACCGTATTCTACAAAAGCGCGCGCCGGTAAATTATCTGACCAAGAAGCCCGACTTACAGGCGGAGTACAAGACCTATTTCCTTCAGGATGATCACGAGCCGCTGATCGATAGAGATACGTGGGAAAAGGCTCAAGGTATCCTCCGCCGGCGTGAACTTGCGAAAGAAGCAGGCGTTGAGCGGATACGTGCCAATGCACATTTCCTCTACGGAAGGCTCTTCTGCGCGCAATGCGGAGCCCCTTACAGGCGGCGGACGTTCAAGGAAAGGGACGCCAAAGGCGGTGAGAGCTACAAGGCCTGGTGCTGCAAGGAACGCAGCAAGGGAAAAGCCGGAAATGGTTGTGCAAATCCGATCCTGCGCGAAGTCGCGCTACTGGAAGCCATCGCCCAGAAGCTTGGAATGGAGAGTTTCGACGAACAGACTTTTATGAGAACTGTTGAAAAGGTTCTGGTGCAGAAAAATGGAGAAATCACGATAGAGCTTATCTCGAATGCCGCCTGAGCATCGTGTGGAGCAACACAATGTCTGAACCCCGTTTCCTATGCAGACCGCAGGGAACGGGGTCTTTTTTTGTTGTGAAGGAATGTCTGAAGTCGCTAGTGCCGCGCAGAATGAGGGCCGGAAGCGCCGTCGGCTCCGATGCGATGAGACGGCTTTCGCCGGTTGACGGCAGTTAGCCATCTCATCTTGTTGGTTTGCTGCCGTGGCGCACCTACAAAGAGAGAAAGTAAACAGGCCTGCTCCCTAAAGGCTATTTTCTCGGCCCATGGTTAGCCCGGTGGAAAGGCGGAATAGTCACTGGTTAGCTCGTGAGGAAAAGATGGGGTGATAGCCTATAAAGCAAAAAGGACGGAATCCTATATATGCCCGACAAAATCCATATATTGGGAACGAGAAACGAGTGAGGCACAAGATGTAGTGGTTATCCCGTAAGCAAAAGCGGAAAATTGCGCAGC